CTTGCTAGTTGAGCATCACTAATTCCACCTGCTTTAACAGTAATGAATCCAGTTGCTGTACCAGCAAAAGTTGCACTACTAAATCCAGCAACACCTTTTTCAGTTGCTCCATCTGTAGCACCTACACCCGCAATGTTTTGATCTTGTATTACTATAGCATAATCTGAAGCTGGAGGATTAGAACCTGCAGCAATTGCTTGATTAGCATAAATTGTATCACCAACCTCTACATCTACCGTGCTTCCATTAAATGCTATAGTACCATCTTTAGTAACAACAAAGAAATCACCCGTTGTAAGAGCAATATTACTTGCTCCTGCTATTGCTGGTGAGTTTGCAGATGCATCATATCCACCTTGGAATACACCAACTCCGGCTACAAGTGCTTGTACTTGTCCTAAGTTAACTCCATCCTTTGATGCTGTACCATTTGCTAAAGTTGTGAGTTTGAAACCTCCAAAACTTAAATCAGCAGAAGGTGAATCAAATACAGATAATGAAACTTTACCAAATGGTTGTTTAACTGTTTCACCATTACCACTTGCTGCATCTTGTATTAATATTAAGTCATCAGCCGTTGGAACTTGTGCCATTTGTGGGGCATCATCTATAAGACCGTTTACACCATAATCAACTTCAACTGTACCTGTAGCTGTTATTGTTCCACCCTTAAGACCTGCACCTGTAGCAACACTTGTTACTGTACCGGTTGTGTAAGTTCCTAAAGTTAAATCACCAAGTATTACTTGACTAGATGAACCTGCTCCAGCAATGTTAATTGTACCTGAAGTAGTAATTGGCCCACCTGTAATTGTTAATGCATTACCTGTTTCTGTTATATCAATACTTGTTACACCTGATCCAGAGTCATTAACCCACTCTACTACACCTGTTGAAGAAACAGCAAGTCTTTGCCCGCTTCCACCAATTCCTAATGTAGCTAATGAATTTGCAGCATCAGAAAATAATATATCTCCTTTAGTATATGATTTTTTACCTGTACCACCATTTACTTCATTTAGTATACCAGCTAGAGTAATTGTTCCACTAGATGTAACTGGACCACCACTTGTTGTTAAACCAGTAGTTCCACCACTAACGTCTACAGAAGTTACAGAACCTGCACCTGCATTGATATAAGTTGCAACTTGAGATAAGTTTGCAAATTTAGCATTGCTATCTGTAGCATCAGAAAATATAACTTTATCTGTTGCTGCTAATGTAACACCTGTTCCATCAGCTGCTGCTAATACAACGTTATCTGCACCTGCATAATCAACTGATAATGTTCCAGCTGCTGTAATTGCACCACCTGTTAAACCTGCTCCAGATCCTACAGAAGTAACTGTACCATCTTTTCCAAAACCAGGAAATTTAGATAGTACTTCTTTATAGATAACATTATCTGCATTTGATGAAAACCATAAAAAGTCTTCCTCTGTAATAGATTGTGTAGTTGCTTCTAAGATAGCATTGGCTGCACCACTATATGTAATGTTTACGGTTGGAGTTGCATTTGTTTTTCCGGTTACACTAATACCTGTTCCAGAAATTACATCAGTTACTGTACCATCAAACTGATCATTTGATGTAACTGTTAGTGTATTACCAGATCTAGTTACAGTTGTTGTACCAGCCCCTACTATTAATACATCATCATTGGTTCCATCTGAACCTGCAAGTCTTACACCTGCTGTTCCATTTGATGAACCAACACCTGATAAATCATAAGTAGTGTCACCATCTGCACCTGTTGTTATATCTACCCAAGCAGAACCATCATATAATCTTAACTTACTTGAGCCAGAGTTATAATAGATTTTACCTGCAATTCCTGACGGGTCTGCGCCAAGAGGCTGAATAATAACATTTTGTATTTGATTATTATTCAGATTTAAATTTCCTTGGACATCTAGTCCCGTTAAAAATTGTACTGCCATTTTATTTTATTTTATTTATTTGTTATTTATTTTACTTATTTAATTTAAAAATGCACATCCTGAAAATGATGCACTAAATGTTATTTTTAATTGTTGTGTGCTTATATACTCTACGTTACCTACTACTGTAGTATTTGCACTATCAACAACAGTAACTGATGGGTATGAACCCAGGTTATGTGTGATAATCCATTCATCTGATGCTACTTCAAAACATTGAGTGTATGTACCACCATCTTCAAGTAAGTCTTCTAAATCATATATTGTACAAACATTAGTTGGTGTAACTGGACAACTCATGCTGGCTTTTAAATTTATCTGTGCTAAAGGCTCAACAAATTCTCCTTCTATTTCAGTTGATGCTACCACCTTGTTACTGGCTGCATTTTGCCAGTCACACAATGATTTTTTTAATACAGCTGATTCAAAATCAGAATAACAACATGGTGATATTCCATACTTAACTTCTCTAAAAAGAACATACACCTGCTGAGCAAAATTTTGCTCTGTGCTTATTCTTTTTATGAGAGCTTGCTCTTTTTTATAATCACTATTTGATGTATGTTTTGTAGGCATCAGTAGTTATGTATTTCTTAAATTTTTAATTTGATGTGCCGCTAATTGTAAATCAAAATCACGTGATGATGCTTTAACTTTTTCTTGATTAGCTTTAGCAATTACTTCAGCTTTACTAGCAGCAAATCCAGTCCTACACGTTTTGTGTATAGTAACTCCATCTACTTGAGTCTTTTGACATCCGCATGTGAACGGTTTATTACAATGTGCACAATTCATAATATTTTACATTTTGGTTTATGTATATTTAACAGTGTCCTGAAGGACAAGCTATTTTATTTAATCTTTGCTTTGCGTAAGTGTATAGCTGTATTGCTTGAGCAGATGATTGGCAATATTCTGCATTTGCAACTGCTGCATCTATAAGAGTTCTAATAAATGACATTTCATTTAAAAGATCCTGTTTTTGAAATTCTGGTTGACATGCCTGAACATCAAGTTTACATAAAACTTCATAATAAGTAGTAAGTAGAGAAGTAACTCTTAAGTGATTATATTCTACATATACTTTTGAATTTGGAGATACACTATACCTTATAACATATATACCATCAGGTATATCTTGTTGGCTATTACCGCAATTTTCTTTTTGTAATGCTAATGTGCATGCAGTCAGACACATATCAAAATCCTTATCAACCTTTATTAGTACAGGTACACTAAAACCTGGTAATGTGATAAGTAATTCTTCACAATCCACAGCTAACTCAGATGAGTATTGGCTAGTGTCTTTAATACATAATAATCCGCAATTAGATACAGTTGGGATTTCTAAACTTAATATATGCTTATCTGCCATTTTTTAATACTTTAACATGCTATATATATAATATACAAAAAATAACAGACAATATAAAATAAAAAGAGCAGGAGTTTTTAATTCTCCTGCTCTAGTTTATTTGTGTAAAAATATATTACATTTTACCAAGCACTGTTGTATTCTAGTGCAATTGGATTTCCAGCTGCATTAGCTAAAGCAACAACTTTGTCAAGTAAAGCTTTAACAGCAACGTTTGCTGCATCATCATCACACTTAACATAGATTTGGTAAACATACTGATCATTATCAAATAATCCACTTGGATTGTTGAAACGTGGTACACTGTGTTGTAAGTAGTATGCTTTATATGTAGCACTTCTATCTACAGCAGCAAGTAACTCATCAGACATTTCAATTTCTCTGATTCTAGCACTGTCAGCGTTTCCTTGGTTGTAAGGAGATTGACGGTATCTTTCAGATAAGATTAAGTCTCTGATTACTTGCTCACCTTGTGTTTGTTGCATTTGACCTGGAGTCATTGTTGCAACACCACAATCATTACATACTTCACCTGTTTCATCTAATACAGAAGCAATGATTTCTACTGGCTCAGCATTAAAGTGATCTCTTGAATCAAAAGAACAGTTTCCAAATTTAGTACCTACGTATGCTCCCACAAACTCTACAGTAGCAGAAACTTTACTAGTACCATTTGGATCAGTTGAAGCAACATATGTTCCATTTAATACTTCAGCAATACTATAAACTTCTTGTGAAACTACTCCTGCAGTTTCTACAGATACAACAACACCACCTTCTGATACAGAAGTAAGAGTTAATGTTGCATCAGCACCACCACCAGAAATTGTTAATACATCACCTACAGCATATCCAGAACCTACAGCAGCCCAGCTAAATGTAGCAACGGCACCACCTGCAACAGTCAAAATATTAACAGCTGCACCAGATCCAGATCCACCAGTTACTGCAACAGCTGCAGCAACAGAATAACCTGTTCCACCAACTAAAGTTGCATCTTTTGCACCATCAACATCTGCTTCAGCAACAAAAGGTTTGATTAAAGGATTAGCTAATACCATATCAGCCATAGTAGCACCAACTAATGCAGGATCAAGAAACTCTTGTCCATCAATACAGCAAATGTTTGCTGAATCTCCAATAGCATATGCATTGTGATTTAAGAATCTTAATGCAGGTGAACCCTTAACATCCATTCTCATAAATTGTGTTGAACCACATGGAGTACAATCAGAACCCAAAGACAATGAAGCCTTAGACTGTGATGCAACCAAACAGTTTGTATACCAAGCTCTAGATACATATCTAGGATTGATTCCTTTAGATTTTACAGATTCTTTGTATCCACCGTGACCTGGATTGTTTCCAATAGTGTCTTTAGTGTAAAATGAACCTTGTACTAAGTAAGCTAATGAATTAGCTGGCAAAGCACCTCCTGGTATTGCAATAGTTTCCCAATCTGAGTCACTAACAATACCCATTTCTCCAGCACCTAGTGCTGATGTAGAGATTCCGGCATTAGCCTCAGTGGAACCTACTACAAACGTTTTGTAAAACGCATGATTAAAATAAGCCATAATTTTTCTTTTTTGTTGTTATAAATATATAAAGTTTGTACATTGTGTACATTAATAATATACGTAATTAATTTTAAATAAGAAAGCTATACTGTATAAATAATTTTTGTTTAATTATTACGTTCAGCTGAAGCTTGTCCTCTTTGTTGTTGATACTGATTTTCAATATCACCTGCTATTAAAGATGCTGTATCATCTAACATTAATTCAACTACATCATCTTTAAATTCACAGTCTATGTTAATAGGGCTTGTTATACCCGTGTATGGATCTGTACAACCCAATACTTCTATATAAACTGGTTTTCTGTAATATGTTAAAACAGGGTTGACAATATTAAAATCATTGTTCTTATATATTCTTATTGTATTATTTTGCATAGTACAAAAAGTCTCACCCCATTCATAATCTGGATTTTTTAAAGGATCTCTTAATAGTAATGGTACATTAGCTACTTCAGAAAGGTATACAGTCATTGATCTAGGATCTGGACAACATTCTGAAGTAGCGTCTGTACTTACTCTTTTATATTCCAAGTATTGATCTACTGGAAAATTATTTGATTCAAAGTATTTTTCTGATACAGTTCCTGTTAATAGAAGTTCTATTAATAAAGGCTGTAAATCATCAATTCTTTTTTTAGATAACTCATCTCCTTCTTTGTACATATTACCACCATGTAGCTGTCTTCTACACCATTCTAATTGTACTTTATTAAAAGCTTCTACAAATTGCCAACATTCTATATTGTCATAATCTTGACTATCTAGTTTATTTAGCCTTTGCTTTAATTTTAATAAAAGAGTATTGTTATTCATTATTCAAATTTTATGAGTTCCAGTATGGTTCCACCTTAGCAAGTAATGACATTAAAGTATCCTCATTCTCTGGATTCTTTAAGTGTTGTAAACATTCAGATGGTGATTTACCCAACTTAATACCACTATCAATTGGTTCAATCCAACCTCCAGCTTTAGTTGTTATAAATCTATAATAAAGAGAATCTTTAATCAATGCTCTTATTTTTAACTCCTCCATGTCTAAACCAGCTACTTCTAAAAATTGAGAAGCTGCTCTCTTTTTAGATGACTCAGCACCATGCCCGTTAATATATGTATCCATATTCTCATATAATACATCATTAGGTGTAGCTTTTACATATTGAACACTATCTACATCACATATTTTTGCAACATACATAAGTTTAGCAACATTAGAATCATACATGTTTTGTAATGCAACTAATGATTTGTTTCTGAGTTTACTTAATTCAGTTCTGGTAGATAATGATTCTTTTGCAGTATCTAAGAAAAACTTAAAAGGTGTATTAGACTCTTTTGCTATTTTTAATGACTTAGCAACAATAGAAAAACCTCCAGCATTAATTGCATGTAATTTAATAAGATCATAAGGATCAGTAGTTGGATCTAAAAATGTTGGGTCATTACCGCATCTTAAACTAATCTTATCCCAAAATGCAGAATTATCAGGTTTCATTATTGTAAGTTTATTCCAAAACTCTTTATCTTCTGGATCAACAACGTTAGCAGCTAACTCAGCTTCTAACTGTGAAACAACTAATCTTATTTCTTTAATTTTTGCTTTCTTCTCAGATTTTGGAAGCATTTTTACTTCAGGTGCAAACTCATTTAAACCTGTAACATAACGTTTAACCCCATTCATTTCTAAACATGCTAAACTTTCTTCATGAAAAACACCATCATGCAATGATAATCCATATTGCTCAAGTCCCATGTTTTCTTTATTTGCATTAAAGAAAGGACGTATAGCTATAGTCTTATTTTTTGTTTGCTGATATTTTTCTACAATTGTGTAATCCTCCATTTTTTTTTTGGTTTTTAAAATTAATAATTATTTACTAGTCAAAAGTACAAATATTGTACAGTTTATTTATTAATAATTTCTAAAGCAAGATGTTTAGTCTTGCTAAAGTTTTTTGACGTTTATTCTTCTACAGCGTCTATAACTATTTTTAGTACACCTGCCGTATGGTATAAGTCTCCTTTTTCCAAACCTGCAGCTATTGCATCAGCATTAGATACAAATTCTAAGTCTGCTGCTCCTCTAACCCAATCAATTACTTCATTAACATGAAGCAATCTTGCTAGACCAGTAGTATTTACTTTACCTACATAAGCTTTATCTTGAAACTTCTGTGTAACTTTTTTTAATTGTGCCATTTTTATTTTATTTAAGGATTAAAAAAAAGGGAGGAGGATTAACCCCTCCCCTTTAATATTAATGTTCTCTAGAATGATCCTCCTGTGATAGGGTTTCTCATTACAATTTTTAGAACTTTAGTTGGATCCTTAACCCAAATAGCTGGCATTGTTTGAGTCATCATAACTCTATATCCATTGAAGTTTCCAGAAGATGCAAACCCTTGAGTTCTTCCCATGTAGTCCATAGTACCATTTTGGTAGAACCACTTAAGTTGATTATCCCAAGAAAGTTTTAACAAGTGAATGTTATCATTTCCTTCATCAGTTACATCAAAGATAATAAAGCTATAAGAACTTAGAGGTCTTCCATCAATTAATGGATTCTCAATGTCATTAGTATTTAAGTTATCAAATGCTGGATTCAATACAAACTTAACGTTAGCTAAGAATGGAATGGTAAAGCTTGTGTAAGCAAAACCATAATCTAAATCCATACCAGAACCTTTAACAGCTCCTATATCAGATGCATTTTGAACTAGACCTGAACCATATACTTCATCAGCAATAGCTTTGTTGATCAATTGCATTCCTGCAATACCTGTTTGTACAACAAGTGATCTTTGTGGGTCTGGCCCTTTAAATTCAACTTTACCTTGGTAGAAGTTGTAAAGTTCAGATTTAAACATGTCAAGAGTAAATGAAGACTTGTTGTATACTCTTTTGAAAGAGTTATCTAACTGTGCCCATAAACCTACAGATAATCTAATATCATCCGGTCCATCTTGTTTAATTCTACCACCTTTACCCCACATTAGGTAAGTTTCAATATCCGTTGCAATTTTAGATAAGTGAGCTGCTTCCATATTTGTAATGAAAGTACGTGTAAGAGTACCATTCTCCATAGCTTCTCTTGCACCAGCTTTACCCATATTTGCTACTAAACCTTCAATTGAAGGAACAGATGGATTTGCTGAGTCAGTGTTAAAGTTTCTCCAGATCTCAGTTACTGGTACAGTACCATCAGCATTCAAACCACCTTTGATCATAAGATCAGCACGGCTAGAAATAGAATAATGTACGTGTGCTTCAGCTCCTCCTACAAAGTTGTAGAATTCACGGAAACCAGAACCTGTTTCAATGTCAGAGAATCTTTCTCCGTACTCACCTCTTGCAGAACCTTTTCTGAAGAACTTTGTACCTTGAGCTAAATACTTATTATCTAAGCTAGCTGCATTGTTGTTGTTTACCAATTGAACTGTATAGATGTAACCGTCACCTGCTGGGATAATATCATCAGCTGTGATGTAAAGCTCTAATCCATTGTATTTGTCATAAGTGATAATATCACCATGTCCAAATGTTCTTTTGGAAATTTTAATTTTAAATGTAGTACCATCTACACCTTTACTTGTGTTTCCTGCTTCAATATCTGCTACAATGTAGGGAAGATCTTGTGCAATTGGAGTTTGCCATTTATACTCACCACGTGCATTGTCCACCATGATTGTGTTCTTTCCACCGAAAGATGCCATTTGATATAAAGGCATTTCAACCTTTTGAGTCATTGCCCAAAGGTCTACTGGTCCCATATCCATAGGTTCAGCAGAACCTAGCATCTGAGTCAAGTGGTAAGAATCAACATGAGAACTAGCTTTGTAGCTTGTATCTCTTAGGAAAATTCCATTATTTAATACTGGAGTTGCCATAATTTTTACTTGTTTTTGTTGTTAATATTAATTGTTATTTATTTTTGATTGTTAAATCCTTTTGAATATGTTGTTGGTTCTAGGTAATTTTCTTCCTGACTTCTTCTTTCCTTCATCTTTACTCTGTATTCCTAAAGAGTTAGATCCGCCTGAATTTGCTTGTTCAGTCTTTAATTTTCTTACAGTTTGCTCAACACTTTTTTGTGCACCTTTATCCATTATTTTTGCTTTATATCCATCTGGATCTTGCAGCAGCCATAATGCTTCAGAAATCAATGTATAGTTTGGTTCAACAAACTGATACTTTTCTAAAAGGTGGCCAAGCAAATTTGTATTACGTCCACTAACAGATGGGTAACTTGGTTGTACTAAACCATTATATAACATTGTTTGTGTTCTTTTATCTACTTTTATATCACCTAAAGTACCATCCTTTAATGTTTCATATACACTAGACATGTATTGTTTAGATGCTTGTTCTTGTTGCTTCCTTTTTAGCTCTTGCTCTTCTATTTTTTTAGCAACAACCTTTTCTTGCATTTTATCTAATTTAGGTTTAAACTTAGAAGCTTGTTTTTCTAGTTTACCTAAATCTTTCCAAATTTCAATTTCTTCAGAGATTTCTTCTTGTGTTCCATATCCTGTAGCACCTAAATACTCTCTAATAATTGTCTCTTGGTCTTGTTCTTTTTTAATACTAAGCTCTTTAGTTTTTTCAACTTGAGCTAATGTTGAAAACAATCCTTTAAGATCTTGACCTCCATCTGCTACATATCTTGCTGCTACTTGAAGTTCTTCTGGCAAACTAGCAAAAAATTGTTTTGGGGTTTCTCTTCTAACTTGATTAGCTTTTTCTTCTAAATTAGCTTGAATTAATTCTTCCCAATCTTTAGCAGTATAGTCTTCTAATTCTTTATCATCATCAAAAGGAACTATTTTATCATCTTTAATAAGTTTAGAAAATACATCAGATATTCCTGATATAGCCTTTCTTCCTCTTTTAGATGATTTTTCATCTTCTTGAACTTCATCAACTTCATCCAAAGATTCTAGTATATCTGCAGCTTCTTCTGCTTTACTATTAGTCTCTTCTTTTGTAGTTTCTTTTTCTGCAGTTACTTCTTCTTTTTCTGTTTCATCAACTTTAGCAGTTAAGTCATCAGCATCATCTTTATCTGGATCAGCAAAAGAAAAATCTGCTTTTTCTTGCAATCCTGATAAAATATTTCTTTTTGGTTTTTCTTCCGTAGGCAATGTAACAGCCCCACTTCCTGGAGCTCCATCAAATATCTCATCAATGTTAATGTCTAATGTCTCTACGTTACTGTTCACAGTGTTTGTTTTGGTATCCATATTATTGTTGGTTTTAATATTAAATCCTTATATATATAATATACAAAATGTTTTTTCACATACAATGCAATAAACTTATATAATTTTAAATTTTAGTAAAGTTTTTTGCAGTATATAGCTAACACTTATTTATCTTTCTTCTTTTTATTAGAAGATTGTACATCATACTTGTTTTTGTTTTCTCTAGCTATTTCCAATTTAGTGTTGGCTATTTGCTTATTTGCAGATATTTTTTCTTTCTCAACATTTAATCTAGATTGTTCAAGTACTCCTTTTTGAGTTAATTCTGTACGCTTAAGGTTTGCTTGTTCTCTATATTGTGTAGTTTCTCTAATCTCTTTCATAGCATCTTGATAATCAGATACTTTGTTTTCATTAACATCACTCATTGAACCATAACCAGCAGCTCTAATTTCTGCAATAGTTAAATCATTTTGTCTATCCTTATCATTTTCTATTTGCTCAGCTTGCAGTTTCATTTGTTCTTCTTGTGCTTTAGCTTGTAATTGCTCTTGCTGCATTTGCTGTTGTTGTTGCATATCTTGCTGTCTTTGAGCTTGTATTCTTGCCTCAGAGTCTTTTAATATATCTGTTACACCAGCAATTGAATCTGATTTAACAATATTACCTAACTCATATATTGATGCTCCAGTAGTATTATTAGTTAAGGCCATTTGCTTTAGCTGCTCTAGAATAGCTCTATGATTTGTTTTAGTTGTTGCAAAAACATTAAAATCTCTTAATAATAAATCAGTACCGTTGATTGTAAAGTTTACTTTTTGTGCCTCACTAGATATATAACTAAGTCTAACACTTGGATTTGTACTATTATAGTACTGTGCTAAGTCAGTTCTCATTTGATGCACTCTAGGCATTAAATGATCTGAGTGTTGTACAAAGTATATTTCTGTTTGTGCATAAGATTGTTGCATGGCATTAACTACACCTGTTGCAGTTTGTGCTGATACAGCTCCACCTAGACGTTGTGGATTTATTCCAATTGCATCAAAACATTGTTGTTTAAAATAATTAGCTAATTGAATACGTGACATTAACCTACCTGTTTGCTCCATGTTAAGAGTTTGGTAATGATTAAAGTTTGTAGCATTTTCCGTATTAGTAATAGATGTATCTAAAGGTAGCATGCTAAAATCTTTCATAGCAGTGTATGCTTTAGCATAATTATTTTTACCCCAGTCTTCACCCATTGAGTGACGTGGTAAAGCATTTTGATCAAACATAATTACTGTACCTAATTCATCAATTAGTATATCTGCTATTTGATTATTTACCATGTTATATCCAACCTGATAAGCTTTCATCAAATCCACTAATGAAGTAGATCTTGTATTTCTATCAGAAAATACACGACCTTCTACAGGAAGTTTACACCCATATAATGTATTAGATCCTTTAAATTGGAATGGTAATCTACCAGGTTTAGTTCTATTAATACCTACATAAATAGGATTAACATTATCACCCATTGTAGTATGCCACATTGCTGGTACATTAGGTCCTATTTTAACTCCACCCCAAGTTTCATTAATCCATATCCAATCAACATGCTCTCCTTGTAATAAAGTTTCTTTAGATTTATTTTTAAATATTGACGTGTCATATACAGGCTTTTCTGTAATCTTAAACGTTTCATCAATTATTTCTTGAGTAACTTCACCGTCTAATTCAATTTTTGTAAGATGACCTACTTTTCTTTGAGTTTTCCAATAAATTGTAGAAACTCTCATTAAGTTACTATCACCCCATTGTATTAAGTCTTCACTTTCATCTAATATTTGAGATACTATATCTCCTCCACTTGATGGATCATTCCAATAGTTGCTTGTATACTGTCTATATGCTAAACCAGGTGCATTTGTATTCCACTCATGAGATCTAGTTGCATCATAGTAGGATCCATCATTTTGATAACCATTTACTTGATATTGTGCAGATCTAGCCGGATATATTTTTTGTAGAGATTTTAATTGTTTCTCATCCATTAGATATCCATACTTATCTACTACATCAGATACCGTCATTAAATCTATCTTACCTACATAATTAGATTCTGATATGTATCTTTGATCTGGAGACTTCTGATAAAATGTTAATACAGGATTCCATAATTCAACATCATAATCATCCTCTAACATACGGAAATGCCAGAATTCTCTATCTGCAATCAAACTATCTCTAAAACCTCTTTCTTCAAGCTCTTGCATTTTAAATCTTTCCTCATCAACATTTAATTGATGTGAAGCCCATTCTTCTACACTGCTTCTATAAGACTTACTAAAGTAGTCTTCTATTTCTGGTAATGATTTTAGGTTTTCTGGTGATAATTGTTGTTGTGCTTCTTCCGATGCAGGATCCATTCCTGCTTCTATCATTTTTTGAACAAGTTCTCTTTCTGCATCAGCAAGTAATACTTGTTCAATTTCAACTTTCTTCTGCTCCAACATTTCATTATATGATTTGTCATCTACAGCTCTAAATTGAACTTTGTTATATCTTTTAGCAAACTCTCCACTTAAAACATTAATAACATTAGGTACAATTGGATAAAACTTTAATTCTAATGCAGATTCATTTTCTGTTGTTAGAACATCCATTAAGTCTTTATAATCATTATCCTCTTCAACAATGTAATCTGTTTTATCAATAATACCTTTAGCTAATTTATAATTCTTTAAAAGCCTTCTAGCATTTAAACGTAAAAATTCTATTCCTTGAACTTCAAGCCAATCTAAATTCCATGCAGCCCACTCATCAGTTTTTTGTTTAGATGAAATAAACTGAACTGGTTGAGTTAAACTAGAGAAGGTAGGCCCACTCTCAGCCTTAGCTCCATTTTTTAACTGCATTGCATTTAATACTTTCATTCTAGAATATATTTAATTGTTCTATTTATAATTTTTAAAACCTGACCTTCTTGGTCTAGAGTTATTCCTTGATTTATTTTGTCCAATATTTTTGAACGGACTATACTTTAATTTAGTGAATTTTTCTGAATTTACCAAAGAATTACCTTCAGATTCACGCCTTTTAGAATAACCTCTATTGGACTGTTGTATTTTTACAAATGCAATTAATGCACCAAATGCAACAAGTCTATCAACGTTTAATCCTGGATAATAAGCTAGCATTTCTTTAATTAACATTGGGTCCGGAATTCTTTCAACACCTAATGTTTGATTTATAACTACACCATTAATATCAGTTTCTTCATCTATAACTTCTCTTAAAAACTCAATTGCATAAGAAATCAAATGGCTTTTGAATAATGTTCCTGTGTTCTTCCAACCGTATTCTTGATAAACAGTTCTATTAGAACCCAGGTCTTTTAAGAAAAGTATTTGTTGTTTAGGTACTAAGTATCTCTGTTTTTTTCTAGCAATCATATGCTGGATAAAAAGTGAAATGTTATTCTCTACTAATGTCCAAGCATTGTACCATTCAATTATTAATTCAAGTCTTTCATGAGTTTTATTAATATCATCAAATCTACCACACCATGCAGCTACTACTTTATCTTTTTCAATAAACTGCTCAACATCACCTGCTGCTGTAGTTCTTGTAACTTCAGTTGCATTTTTATATACAAATATACTACACAAAGAATCTGATGTTGTTGTCTTACCTTCTGATACGGGGTCAATAGAAGCATAATATGCACCAAATTCTGGGTTTTTTACAGGTCTTTCCCATACAACTATAGTACCTGTTTTATCAGTTTGTTTTTTATCTACTGGAAATCTTGTAATAGGTAATTTATTTGTTCTTTTAGCAAAAACTCCTTTTTCATCCCTATCTAGTTTAATTAACTCATAAGGATATTCTTTTTCTTGAATTCTTTTTTGTTGTTTACTTAATATCCCTTGAGGAAAAACTGATTCTTTTCTATATGCAAATGCCTCCGCTATATTCAAAGGTTTCTGAGATATTCTTAACTGGTATTGTTCTCCACTTAATTCATTCTTCCAACGTGCTCTTTCTGTTGCTATAGCTTCAATAGCTTCATCAATTAAAGAGTTTCCATATTCATCAATGTAAGGTGGCATAGACCATTGTTCAGGAATAAATAACCCTGCCATACCAATACCTCCATCAGCATCCATTAGATTGGTTTCTACTGCATATATATCATTTGCTTTTGGATTAAGTATCATATCCTTTAAAGGATTACACTGCTCCAAGTCACCAACAGATCCTGCAGCTATAAACATACCTGTTGTCACCATACCGGAAGACATTGCAGGACGTAAGTACTCATATGTTTGCATCATCTTTGGTGCTATACCAGCTTCTTCATGAAAAAAGTATGTTGTAGGTCCACCAACTCCAGATGTTGCATTCTTTTCAAATGATGCCCCTTGTATTTTAGATTTTAAACCTCTAGCTGTTTTTCTATTACCAACTTTAACTTCTATCTGTTGCTGCCATAACAAAACCTTTTCTGGGTTACTTGGTCTGTACCATGCCGTATGCTCATTTAAAAATGTTTTGTATTCATCTAAAAACTTCCAAGAACCTTTATCATTTATGTAATCCTTTAATGATGCACCAATTTTACATGTACTACCTTCTTCAAACCAGTATGTATTAATTATTTTTCCCATATGAAAATAGGAAGAAGCAATCTGACGTTTCTTTAATATTGCTGAGTGTTGGTAATGCAACTCTGCAAGTATTTCATACAAAGCCATATGATACTGAGCATCACGCACTTTAGCAAAACCATATTTTTTTTCTTCTTTATCATATATAGGTAAAAAGTTAAGCCACATGTAGTAGTCACGTGTTAGATACCATGTAAGACCATCGTGCTTGTATATTACACCTTCTCTGCACTTAATCTTTTGATCTTCCCAATAGCTTATAAAGTCTTTAGATCTAAAAGGTTTATCACAATAAAAGCCAAGTTTATTAAAAGTTTTAGCTTCACTATTAAATTGTTTAGACATACTGGTAAAATTATATTCACCAGGTTCCTTAAATATAGTCAGTAAAAACTTTATAAAACTTTCTCTATCTTCAAACTCAGTTGTTTCCCACTTATTGTTATTATATGTAGGAATGGTTTTATACATCTCTTAGAATAGCAAATATATCTCCCTCTTGTATAAGCAAGTGTTCTGTATCATTATGCTTCATTGGTACGGGTAGGCAGTGATCTGTATATTGTACAACATCTCCTACTTTTATTTCAGAAACTGTTTGACCTACACCAACTACAGTTCCTATATTTTCTTGTTCTTGTGCAGATGTAGGAATCATAATTGTAGTATTCTTAAAATACTGTTCAGCTTCTTTTTGTTTGATTAGAATCTTTTTTCCTATTGGTATTACTTGTTGTGGCATTGTCTTTAGTTTTTATATTGTTAGTTTTTTCTACTTCTTTGTCAAATATTGGCTCATCCCAATAACAGAAAAGCCATTTTTCTTTTATTTTCATTTTAAATTTGATCATAAGCTAATCCGGCACCTCCACGTACTGAACTTTCTTGCTCTTGTTTCATATCACTAAACGCTCCTTTGTATGATTGTCTTATGTTTTCAAATTTAGCTGCTGCATTTACCATAGAATTAATATTACCATCTCTACCATGTTCTATTGCAGTAACTTCCATATACTTAGCCAATCTATCTAACATAGATTTTATACCTACATAAGCTCTATATGTTGGAGTTTCATATAATTTCTTACACATGTCAAGAGCATATCTTATTTTTCCATCTTCTGGTGATTCTTCTAACTTAACTTCTTCAATTATAATATCTTCTTTTTCATGTTCAGGTAAATTAAAAAATGGATTCATATCTGGATTAGGACAACTCATATAAAAAATATATTGATAAACCTGTAAATATGTATCTGGGTATTCCGTCATAATTGTTTTTAAAAAAGGTAAGGCATAACAATGTTCTGTTGGAATCACCTTGCTGTTTTGTATATCAAATAATCTTACTAGCATAATTTAATTTTTATCCATTATATCTTTAATATCTTGAAAGTCTGCTTGAACAACTAAAGGTGTGGGATTGACTAACTGTGACCCTACTGCTAAAGTTAATTGAACCAAACCGGTCATAACTTCATTATTTACTAAAGAATAATAAGGAGTTGCGGCCATTATAACAGTTTCATCTAGATAAATATCTTGATAACTATATTGATCTATATACTCTTTATATGGTACACCATTACTTAAACTTATTTTTAATGCTACTTTTGTTAATGTTATATTGCTCATAATTATTTATTGTCTTTTAACCACATCATTAGCGATGCTACTTCTGATTTTAAGTATGGTAATTCATACATTTTTATACCCTCTAATGAAGGTTCTCCATTTACTATTTTAGTAATAGGATAACCATTTTCATCATCTCCAACTTTTTCAAACTTTACGTGTTGTATAACTAACTTGCCAATCTTAAGTTTAGGGTTGTGCTTTTTAATAATATACGCATAAATACTGAGTTGTAGGTTATAATGGTTAAGATTACAATCATCTAAGTTATTTACAGGCTTATACATTTTGTTTGTTATACCTTCCCAATTTGTAAATCCTTTTTCTTTAATTTCTTTGTTTGTCTTGTAATCATATATGTTTATATAACCATTTACAATTTCAACTAAGTCTGCTTGTCCACATATACCAGCTGATTTTAAATATACCAAGTGTTCTGGATAAACACCTTCCTCAAGCTTTTGCTCCGGAGCCATTTTAACACCATTCTCATTGGTAATAGGTTTAATAATAGGTATTTGTGTACCTTCTCTTTCTATTGTTTTAAAATCAAGCATATCAGCTTCTCTTTGATCATGATAATAATTACCTAGACCAATAGCCCTTTTAGTTTCATTATCCCATGCAGTAAGTATTTCTTTTTCAGTCATACCATACCATTTAGATCTTTTGTTTTTAGATGATTTTTTTGCTTGTCCTTCTCTGTCAAACTTAGGTTTAAATTTACCAATAAAAGAAGTTACACTTAACCAATCAATAGAGTCATTATCTATACTTTCATATGAATGACCCTCTTCTTTAAATATAATAGCCATAATTATAGTGTTGTAGTAGTATACCACCACAAACCTTCTGTGTTAGTTTCTACTGTTGTTGTTGTATCTTTATATATGTAATTAATTTGCATTTTCATCATTTTTGATTTTTTCTAATATTTGATCTTCTTCTTCCTCAGTAGTAACTGAGTCCCAAAAACTTTTTGGACAGTCTGAAGATAAAGATCTTACTTTAAAAGCTAGACTACAACCGCAATCACTACAACATGGTTGTGTTCCCGGTGCTAAGCAATTATCTCCTTTAGCATCAAACAAACTACATTTTATGCAGATTTGAAACCTTTCAGTTGCTACAGCTTCAACATGCTCTTTTTTAAATACATTATTCTTTATTCCTTCTGCAATCTTCCCTGCATTTTTAAATGCATCTAAGTATTTTTTTATCTTGCTCATTTTTCTCTAAACTTTTTCTTACTTAAGATATCATTTTTAATTACTTCAAGAGCCTTTTCCATCTCATTGATGTTTGAAGTTATTGTTTCACTTTTTGCATATCCATTATAAGTACGCTTAGCTACATTACCCAACATGCTTTTTTGTTTTTTAATTGCATGCTCTAACTTCTTTTTTCTAAGATAAAAGGTACCCAATCCTTCTACATAAATTCTAGGATGAGCAAGTGATGATAATTTTTTTCTTACTTTGCTAAAATAAAATGTTATAAAATCATCAACTAACTGTGAGTGTACACCCACTTCTTCAGCAATACCTTTCTTAAACTCATTATGCTTCTTTGGGTTCATTACCTAATATTTTGTAATCTAATAAAACTAAACCGCTTGTTTGTACATTAATTGTTTTATTAATCACTATTGTTTTTTTATTGGTGCCCATTTTACTTAATAGTCCTTTTCTTTCTATTTTAGAAATTGCATTTCTAGCTGATTGAGAACTTTTAAATATACCTTTTTCAGTTAATAGATTGCAAAACTTAGCTATTTCAATTTTAGGATTAAAAGATAACTCTGCTAAAAAATCTAAATCTGTTTTAGTTAATAAGATATTATTAAAAAAACAATATGTAAGTATCTGATACTTAACTGTTTGAGTGATATCAACCTTTAGTTTTATATCTACTTTGTTTACTACAGCCATATTATAAACTCATTATCATATCTACAAAGTCAGGATGTGGATAACAATCAGACTTATCCCTCCTTACATTGGTATGTGTTAATAATCCTTTTACCTTTCCATAAAAAGCATCTTCATGAAAACCAAAGGCTTTATGTGCACCATGCTCATGAATATACTGTTGTAGTCCCATTCTGATATCTATATTATCTCTTTCTGCTACAAATTTGATCCACTTTTCAGTTTCTTTAATTTGCTTTTCAGAATAAGTATGCCATATAGAATGACCTCTGAAAGGTTTTTCTAGTTCAATAACTTCAGTATCAGTACATTTGCTATTAAAGTATGTTTTGTAATCTTCATCAAGATATCCAGCACAACAAATTTCTAATCCTACAGAATGTCTATTCATCCATCCTGATCCTGTTCTTCCAAGGTGCCACCCCTGGCACTTTTCTGGAAATGCTTGCACCATGACACCATCATATTCAGTATCACCTGTTCTATGATTTCTTCCGCCTAATACAAACTCTGTTGCTACTCTACCTCTCTTATCTCTACCCCAGTGATCTATTGTTCTATATGGGTTTTCTCTACCTGCTGTATGATGTAAAAATATATACTCATTAGTTATGGGTCCATTAACATATTCACCTTTAGGTAAATAGTACTTATGAATAGTTTGATTATATTCTGTAATAAAATATTCCTCAAATATATCACTGTCCTCATCTATTTCATCTAATACCAGTATAGGTTTATTTAAAAGAAGTGTCCATACAGGAGAATCAACTATACCTGTTACTGGAAAGTTATTAGAAAGCTGAAATCTAATTACTGCTTTCTCAGTCAATGGACCAAAATGACCATCAACTGTTATCTTTAATGCTGTTTGAAGTGTTTTGACATCTTGCCCTTTATCACCTTTTTTTAGAAGTTTCATATTAATCCTCTATTTTAGATGCAGCTTCTTCCATTGCTTGTTTAAATGCGTTAGCTTCTTCAGAATTTGGGTTAGACCCTTCTTCTTGAGAAGCGTACTGTTGAGCCATAAACATTTGAGCTTGCATACGTTCTGCTCTAGACTTCTCAATAGTAGCTAGCAACATTTCATATTCTGCTTGTATTTCTAAATGAGGGATGTTGTCTTTGTAGAATGCAGTGATTTCTTCTCTGCGTGCTGCCATTTCCTCTTTAGATAAAGTAGGATCTTGATCTTGTAATGGGTTTTGGTTTTTAGAATTTGCCATTTTACTTTTTTTTAATTATTAAACGTAATTTATACAAATATATATATAAATAGTTTAAATAAAAAAAGTTTAGGCACTTTTCTATTTATTTTGTTTTTTCATTTAACGCTTTTTGCCTTTATGAAGGCCATGCTTTGCGTGTTGCTTACCTTTCTTGGTAGCTGCTCTTTTTTTCTTGTTAGCAGCAGCTAACTTCTTTCTTCCTGCTGCAGTGCTTTTAAGTTTAGCAATAGTTTTAGAAGGTGCATATACTTCTCCGGTATCCTTACTCTTTTTACCAGAAGGAGTTCTCCACTTCTGTTTAGTCCATTTGTCTAAACTCTTTTGTGATTTAGCTTTTGCCATTACTTCTTAGTTTTGTACCCACCACCATTAGCTTTGTAACGTTTAGCAAGCATTTGAGCTTTACGTGCAGACCATTGCCCTGGTGCTCCACCTTTCCCTCCTGCTTTAATAGAGTTGAAGAGTCTTTTACGCATTGCAGGCTTAGTGTAGTTGCCTGCCTTATTAACTGTACTTTTTTTCTTTGTTGGCATTATCTTCTTGATTTTGCCCCGGAGCATTTCCAACGCTTACGGGATAAGTTATTTGGTGTATTAGGATCATTTCTTTTTTTAGCAGAAAGCCTTTTCTTTATACCCAAGCTTCTTGCACAATAACTATCACCTTTTGAAGTACCAGGTTTAACTCTTGGGCCACCACCTTTAGCTTTACCGGCTTGACCATAACTAACCTTCTTACCAGATTTAGTTACTTTAACTTTTGCCTTTCCTTTTCTTGGTGTTGCCATTTTCTAAGATACTTTATTGTATTGTGCAACTCCATCATTATTGATAGTTTGTTCCCACTTAGTGCCATCTTCAGAAACAATCACTATACGAGAAAATGTTTTAGTTCCTGTTATAGTTTGATCTGATCCTATATTAACAGAGTTACCACATGTAAACTTTTTTAAATCTCCTAATGTAGTAAGCTCAGAGTTTAATTTAGGATGTTGTTTTAATCTTTCTTGTGTACCTGCATATCTAGCAATAGCAATGTAATCATCTGCTTTTGGTATCACTGATTTTTTTCTAGTCAGCATACTAATCATGTCTTGTAGTATATTTCCCATTTTTATTTATTTTGGTTTGTCAGTAAACTTGGAAACTTCTCTTCTAGTATATCTCTCAACATAGCACATCTTTCATACTCTTCTGATTCTATATACCATGCAATCATACCCTCTAATTCAGTTTGTAAAGGTCCGGAATCCGGATCAAAAGCCATCAGTGCAGAATCCCCATCTTTGAATGAATCTTCTAGTAATGTATGGAAATCAATTTCTCCTGTAAGAACTTTATATGAATTGTCATATGCTAAATTTACTTGATCTAATTCAGCTTCTTTTTTCTTAATATCTTCCATAGGATCATACTCCCTTCCGTCTTCTTCTTTACTCATATCTTAAATTATAGAGTTAGTTGCGTTTATATAATTAATATACAAATTATTTGTGAGGGTTGAAAATTAAATTCTATATTTCCGGACTACACCAGATTAAAAAAAATTTTATTTTTAATTTTTGTACCCCCCACGGTATTGTAAAAGTTTTGTGTTTGGCATTCTGAAGAGGATCTACTATTCTGCTCCCCAGCTAATTATTGCGGATAGGGTACCCCCGTATGTAAAGTGGTATCCAAAAACTTTTAAATTTCATAAATTATGTCAGTATTCTTCAGAAAAGTACAAATCAATGAGTCAACAGGCTCAGCAATGATTCAATGTACATCAACACCAATCACTAACAAAAAGACTACACTTGCTGGTCTCAACGTTGGTACAAGAACTCAAGGTAATATAACCTTCGGTCAATTATCTCTTATAGACCCTGAAACCAATCAGGTAATGAGAGCCAATCATCCAACAATCCAAGAGCTAATGAAAAAATTAGAACCTGGACAAGAGATGCCTGGATTCCGTATGTCTGATAATGCAGTAACGGACCTTAGAACTGGAGAACTCACAACACTAATGTGGGTGGAAGCAGTATAATCTTAATGGGTGTGTGTAACAGCACACCCTTTAATTAATATAAAGTTACAATTCCTATGTTACATTAACCAATTCTTTACCTTTATTTCTGCTCATCTTCCAATATCTACCTCTGCTCCCCAACTAATCTTTGCATATGACTAATAATTAGTAATTAGTTATGTAAAAATTATTTATTTGGGTGTTGCACAATGAAGATGACATCATATAAGCCATATAATATACCTTTAAGGCCATTAAAATAATAACTGGACCCTATATATATAAATATAGCTAACAACACTACAAGAGTGACAATAACACTCAACAATAAAACATAAGTAGTTGTTGTCTCTTCCTCTATAGGATAAGAGCCATAGTACCCGCAATATTGCAATAACAATACTTAGAGTAATGAGTCAAGCAATACCACTGACTATTCTGAAATAGTGTCAGCCAATAATGGATAAGCACTCTAAGTTATTTAACAATCTTTACGTAGAGCACCAATCAAAATGATTGAATGTACACTGAATATACTAACAAACAGAAGCAGTTATACTATTACTAGTATAGTATGAGGAGAACAAGAGCCTTAATCATCTGCTTCTTATGGGTGTCTTTACATTAACCACTAATACAAATACAATGAAACATACTAAAATTATGTTGGCTACAGTTGCAACATTTATCCTAACTGTTATATTCATAAACACAATCGTATGGTATCTAGAAGATACTTGGACATTTAAAGAATGCTTTGCACATGGTGCTACTATAGGCATATCAGTAATCTTTGGATGGTTACCTGCAACGTTTGTTGGTCGTGATATATATGAAAAACTTAATTACTAATCTTTAAACTATGAAAAAGCAATTTCTTTATCTAATGCTATTACTCTTTATTGGAGGACCGGTATTACAATCATGTGGATCCACACGTAATAGATGTGGGACATCAAAAAACAAAAAAGCTTGGGCCAAAAAGAATTATTGGGTATCTAAGAAAAAACACAAACGTTCTAAATGGGGTAGATAGTCTATCCCTTTTTTAAATTAAAACCACAAAATCATGCAAGTAAAAATTATTAATCCTGAACAATTCGTTCAGCACAACAACAAAATTGGTATACTAATGTATACTAACATTGAAAGTCCAACAGTTAACCTATTTACAGGAGAACAACATTTCGTAATCAAACGTAATGAAATTGAATCACCACTAATGGAAGATTTAAATGAAGAGTTACTTAACAACAATGAGTTAAGAGCACTTGCTTTGGACAACAACTTAATAGAGATTAAAAGATTCTCTATGGTAGAATATATAAACTATTGTCAATCTTATAATAAATAAAGCCATGAAATCAACTTATAAAAAAATTCTCAGATCAATTATTAAAATAGTATTTGTTGTAATATCACCTATACTTGCAACAATTACATTAACAGCTATCGTATTTAATGATGGCTTTATATCTACACCATTAGTATGGACTGGACTTGTTCTATCTTACTTTACAGTACTGATATTAGCAGTCGTAGTATATAATTACTTACCAAAAGTATATATGTTACCTAAGTTTCACATTGAATTCTTACCATTAATTGGTTTTGGAATAGGTCTTGACCATGGTAATCTTGGTAAAGATATAAGTGTAATAGTGTTTATCCCATTTGTATCATTGGAAATAAAACAACACGTTTAACAAATTAAAAGTGCCACACCTGACACCCTAACAACACCAGTATTATTATATATATTATTACTAGGTAGTAAGGCTAGGGAAACACACAGCATATATGGTTAGTGGTAACCTAACATAGTGGGTCCAATCTTTAGTATTGGCCTGCTATGTTTATTAAAATTAAATCAATGGGAAAAAATAATACAACATACGTTATATCAGAAAAAACAACTAAAGAAATTATATATGGAATAGTCAACAAGACAAAGTTGTCTAATTCTAAAAATATTGTGCATATCATGAATATCCTTAATGAAGGATTGAGTGAGTCACATATGAGTTTTATTTTAAATAGTATCTTATCTTATAAAGAAATTAAGACTTTAAAGATAGATGATATTGTTAAAGTAAAACCACCAAGCTATCATGCAGGTACAAACTTTGAATGGGATGTGCTAATTGATAAAGGTCTTGCTACTATAGATGGTTATGTCTATGGTAGAATTAAAACAGATGGTTCATGGTCTGATGAGTTTGATCCTTATCATCAAAATATGGAGGTAATGCTTTATTATTATGATATAGAGAACCAAGTTATTAAAGAAGAGTCAGCAAAAATTAATACATTTGACATAGAGGTAGTAGATAAAAAGACTATCCCTTTCTTTAATAAAGTAGTTCAAACAGAATTATTCAGTGAAATTAATGAAACTGATACCAATGAAATATCAATTTAAAATCAAGACATGGCAACAATAAGTAGAGAACTATTAACCAGTGAGTATAACAAGTGGTTAAAAAGTGATAGATCTATACCTTTTGGTAAGATGATGAATGATAGGTATGGTATGAAAAATAATGAATTAAGTAAAGAAGTAGATCATAACTTTGCTTTATTGATTATCATGTCTAAACATGTCAAAGAACTATAGATTTGGTATAGTAAGCCGTGAGGTTATATTATCACCAAATTTGTCAATAAAAGCTAAAGCACTATACTCAGTTTTAGCATGTTATGCAAACAAACAAAGATCTTGTTTTCCTTCTATATCAACATTAGCGGATGACTTAAATGTAAGTCAAAGAACCACAAAGAGACTGATAAAAGAACTGAAAGACCAAGATTATGTTAAAAGAGTAGGTAGAAAGCTAATAATAAAATAACCTGTTAGCTATATATATGCAGACTTTTTACTCCTAATAATGAAAGACATGCTTATTATGTTATATTAGATACTAAAATTATTATATTTTTGTTAAACTTACTTAGCAAATAAAATGATAATACAGTTACCTAATGGACGCATAATTGAATGTTCAGTTGAGCAATATTTATCTTTATCAGATGATGAGATAAAAGACCTCAACGGTTTAGGTGGAGTATATACAAAAGAAGTGGGTAATCCTTTTTACAATCAATTTTCTGGTACACAAGAGAAAGAATCTGATGAAGATCCTGAAAGAATCATTGAAGACTCTAGATCTTTAGATGAGATAGAAAGTTCAGAAAAATTGGAAGACCCGTATTTTCATCCAGATGATATCTAAAAGATAGATAGAATCATTCACACATTTTATTAAATTTTAAAAAGCAAAAATTATGCAAAGTAAAGTAAACATCATTGCTGATGACATGGGAAATGTTATCCGCCAATCAAGCACAAGTTCAGAGTACGGTTATGTAAGATTACAACAAGACAGAGTTACCTTTGGTAATGGAGGTTGGGTTAAGAAATCAAACATAAGTACATTACTACACGGTAAATTAGAAGATCTACAATCTATTGGTTTAGAATCTATGACAACATTACCAGGTAAAATTATTATCAAAGAACAATTTGATCCTTTTTCAACTAATGATCCTGATAGAGACCTGAAATATGCAGGAGATACAGGTATTATCTGTTGTGTTGATGGAGAACCTATTTATAGGAAAACCTTTTTTGTTGCTGATGCAACAGCTGAGGATGTATTGTTAGCTCATAATAATGGTGCTGCAATCAGAGAAGCAAACGCTTCAACTTCATTTGACCTAGAGAAAAAACCAAAGAAAGCTACAACAGCTGAGGCATTTGGATTTGACTCATCAGAGGAAAAAGTAGAAGAAATTGTTGATGAGAAAGCAGAAGAATTAGTAGTAGAAGAAGAGGAAACATTTGAACTCTAAATAAACATCTCTGAAGGATGACTGAAAAGGGACTTGACCACTAGAAATAGTGTGATAGTCCCTTTTTTTATTATTAAAATCTGAAATTATATTAAATAAAAAATTAAAACTATATGTATGCTATCTCAAGAACAATTAAAACAACTAAAAGAAAAAGAAAGTAAAGAACTCCTAAGTAAAAAACTTCAACGTTACCACTATTATGGAATACTTGATGAATATCAGTTACATCCACCTACAATTATTAACAACTTTGAGTATACCAAGTTAAATTCATACCAACACTTCTTGTTTAAGAGAGTTTTACATGGGTTAAACGTATATGATAAAACTGAGGTTGAAAAGTTACATTGGGATAAAAAAAGAAGAATCTCTAAAGTTTGGAGAAGAGGTCAAAGGGAAATTAATGCCTGGAAACAAATGATTTGCAATAAAAAGATCAACAACTACTTTAAAAGAACATTTAAAGGTAAATCAGTTGAGTTCTTAATATCTATACCAGTTGATGAGTATTTAGAAGATTATAATAACACAATGTCTTTTAAAGATTTAGGTATAGTATATGAAGATGTGATACTTTTATTCATGTCAAAAGGTTTATTACCAGCAAATTACTTAACTTTAAGTCCAAATGACAATCAAAAAAAGTTGAAAGTATGATTCAACAAAAAAAGAAACTATGTAACAATTGCAATACGGAACAGTTTATCTGGAAAAATGATAAAGGAAACCGTTATTGCAAAAGTTGCTGGTACAAAAGTAAGAGTTCAGATGCTAAACCTTTAATGAGAAAACCTATTAAGCAAAAGTCAAAGAAAATGCAGGTTATTGAATTAGCTTACAGTAAACTTAGACGTAAGTTTCTTGAAGAGAATCCAATATGTCAAGCTGCTTTGCACAATTGCACGTTACATTCTACAGATGTACATCACAAGAAAGGACGTGGGGAATATCATTTAAAGGTTAGCACTTGGCTATCATCATGCAGGTCATGTCACATGTGGATAGAAGAACATCCAAAAGAGGCTATAGAATTAGGTTTTTCTGAGAAGAGGATTTAAATTTGATCTATAAAATTAGGTCCTATAGCTCAATTGGATAGAGCAACAGCCTTCTAAGCTGTAGGTTCAAGGTTCAAGTCCTTGTGGGATCACTGATGGCCGGATGATGAAATTGGTAGACATGAAGGACTTAAAATCCTTTGGACAGCAATGTCCGTGTGGGTTCAAATCCCACTCCGGCTACCAGCACTCTTAGCTCAGTTGGTTAGAGCAATTCACTCATAATGAAAAGGTCACAGGTTCAAGTCCTGTAGGGTGCACCTTTATAAATCTAAAAAATTAAAAAATTCATGTAATAATTATGACTAAAAGAGAAATAGTACAGGCAGATGCATTATCTATAGCTGCACAACATAAAAGATGTGGTTTAGGCATATCTATGGGTGTAGGTAAGACAAGAATTGCTATACAACATTTACAAAGAAACTATAATCCCTTCATAAAAGCATTAGTAGTAATACCAAAACATTCAGTAGCCCAGTCTTGGATTGATGAATTAGATAAAATGAACTTAGAAGGTTTAGTTAAACATATAACGTTTACAACATATTTGTCTATAAACAAAAAAAATCCAAATGACTATGATATAGTTTACTTAGATGAATGTCATAGCTTATTAGAATCACATGAGCCATTTTTATCTGTATTTACAGGTAAAATATTAGGCTTAACAGGTACGCCACCAAAACGTGCTGATTCTGTAAAAGGTAGAATGGTTAAAAAGTATTGTCCTATCAAGTTTACATTTAGTGTAGATGATGCAACAGATTCTAAAATATTAAATAACTACAAAATTTTTGTTCATCAACTGCAGTTATCTAAACTTAAGACGCTAAAGAAAAAGAATAAAAATGGAGGTTTTTGGTGGACATCAGAATTTTTGGACTATAGTTATTCTACAAAACGTTATGCAGATGCTAATACACCAAAACAAAAACAATTTGCTGCTATTATGAGAATGAAAGCACTGATGGATTATTCTACTAAAGAAGACTATGTTAAATCATTGACTTCTAATTTAGGTAGTAAATGTATTATATTTGCTAACACACAAAAGCAAGCAGATAAGTTATGCAAGCATAGTTATCACTCTGGTAATGCAAAATCAGAAGAAAATTTAGAATTATTTTCTGATGGTAGAATTGATAAGTTATCATGCGTGTTACAATTATCAGAAGGTGTTACAATTCCAAACCTTAAACAAGGTATTATTATGCATGCATATGGTAATGAAAGAAAATCTTCACAAAGAATAGGTAGACTACTAAGACTTAATCCATCTGAAACTGCAGTATGTCATATATTATGTTATACAGGTACTCAGGATGAGACATGGGTAACTAATGCTTTGAAAGATTTTGATAGTTCTAAAATTAAATTTTACAATCCTTTAAATAACTAAGATGAGTATTCAAGAATGGAGTTGGATGGATGATGAAAAAACAGAAACTAAAACTAATAAAGTTCACAAGTGTTTACAATGCGGTAAGTTATCAGAGTATGAAAGCTATTGCAGTAGTAAATGCTGGATGGACAATCAAAAAAAGTAAATTATGGGTAGAATGAAAGAGCTCTTTATAGAGCAACAAGAAGAACTAGAATACCGTGGTGCACATGATGCAATGATACACAGCTATTCTAGAAAAGCAATTGAAGAATATATAGAAGAAGGAGACACTCCTTGTCCTAATTGTCACAAAGTTTCTTTATTACGTAATGAATCAAATGCTAGATGCACTGAGTGTGGCCAACAGTTTATTTACGTTGATGGAGGAGCACTAAGATTTATATAATATGGAAATAGAACTTATAACACACACAGGTGAATCAGTTACAGTTGAGTATACTTATGATCCAGGAGAACCAGATCAATGGTATGATTCCAATGGTGATCCTGGAACACCAGGTTATGGACCATCAGCAGATATAACTCATGTATGGTATAGCGGTATTGATAGAACAGGTAATCTTGTTAATATTGATATTATGAACCTTATAGATGAAGATTTTGAACAAGAAATATTAGAGTATCATGAATTTTAAAAAATCAATTAAACACATACTAAAAATTTGTACTGTATCATCATTAGTTTTTATGTTAATGATGTTTGCAGCACATTATATACCTACTGGATCTTATAGTAAATCATCTGAGCGTGAATTTTATTTATCTGATAATGGTGCACATATAGATATAGTATTAAGAGAAGATGGTGTCTTCAAACTATATGGTTGGGGATCTAAAGTATTTTTTACTGAAGTAGATACTTTTGATAGTTTAACTATAGGGAAGTTATATAAAACTTTGATCACTGATCCATCTACTTTATTAAGGGTACAAAAGACTTTCTATTTTGACTCTTTTAATTGGAAAACAGTTAAATGTTCTGAAAAACAATATCAGATAGTTAAAAAGCATATAGATGAGTCACATTATAATTCAGAATATATTCCAAATTATTATTATGGTAAAGATAATTACCGTTGGTATTACACTTGTAACACATGGGTAAATGATGGATTAAAAAAAGCAGGCTTAAAAGCACCTTTATATACACTTACAAGTGAATCAATAACTAAATTTTATAATTAAAAACCAATCACGTGAAAAAAGATGATCCAAAAGAACCAGAAACACAATTAGACCAACCAGAAGACAATAACAACACTAATCTAGATGAACACATGTTTATATGAAAAAAGAAAAAAAAATAAGACAGTACAGAAGTAATCAAGGAAGATCTCCTAAAAGACAAGAAAATATATACAAAGGATGTTTTTGGACTTTACTATTATTTTTAGTAATATCAATAATAACCTTTGTAAGTAATATTATATTAGGATGAAAGATAACTTATATATAAAAGCTTCAATTAAAAATGGGGAATTGTATTTTCCAAAAAAAGCAGTTCAAACCAGATTTAATAAATGGTTAGGTAGTTTACCTGATGACTCTAAGTTAGAAATATTTATTGGTGTAAGTGGTGATAAGGGTAGTAACCCACAGTTAGCACGCATACATGCAATGATTAGAGAAATAGCACAAGAAATTGGCTACACATTTATAGAAGCAAAAATGGAAGTAAAAAGAGCATGTGGATTATGCTTTGTTAGAGATGGACAAGAGTATTGTAAATCTTTTGCAGACTGTGATAAAGATGAACTTAACTTAGCTATACAATCATGTATAGAAATTGGAGAGTTTAATGGTATGAATTTAAGATAGTTATTTAACTATTTTCATTTTACTATTAATCTCTTTGATTTTATCTGCTGTAGATTTACCTGCTGTAACTAAATCAGCAAGATCTTTTAGATCATCTTTAGTAGCAGTAGTTTCAGTGTGAAGCTCAAGACCTTGTTCTTTTGCTAAAAACCTAAGAAGTTGTAATAAAGAAAATAAAGTATAAATATTAGATTCATTTATATCAAGCTTAATATTTTCTCTTACTTCATCAGTAATTTCTACTCCATCTTCTAATTGCATTATAGTACCAAACTTTTTAAATAGTTTGGGTAATGCTGCCGGATCTGGATAGTCAGTTACCATATCAGTCAAAATTCTAGAAAGACCGGAAATATATGCAGTTGATACAGTAATACCTGTTATAACTTTTGAAAAGTCATAAGTTATAGTTGTTTCTAAATTTTGATTTTCTTCAGACATAATAAAAGATTTATATACAAATATACAAAAATAGAAATGAATATGGAAAAAAACCTTATAATTCTAAAACAGAATTTAAAAAAAGATATAGAAAGCTCAGGTTGGGCAGATGTATTATTTCCTTATATAGACAGCAAACTTTATGATGATCTAACTGATTCATTAATTAGTTTAGTTGAAGAAGGTAAAAGATTTACTCCAAAGTTTAAAGATATCTTTAATGCATTTAAAGAATGTAAATATGATGATTTAAAAGTTGTTATAGTAGGTCAGGATCCGTATCCTCAATTAGGATCAGCTGATGGCTTAGCATTTAGCTGTAGTAAAAAAGGTAAAGCAGAAAAGTCTTTACAATATATCAATAAAGCAATTGATACAGATCACACTGATTTAAGGTGTTGGGCTAATCAAGGCGTATTATTGATTAATACAGCTCTTACAGTTGAAGTAAACAAAATAGGATCTCACTTTTGGAATTGGAAACCTTTTACAGAACATCTGTTTAGTAAAATTAATCAAGACAATAAAGATATTGTTTTTATATTGATGGGTAAAAAAGCAGAAGCATGGGAAAGATTAATACCTAACCAAAAAATATTTAAGTGTACACATCCCGCATCAGCCGCATATAGAGGTGGTATTTGGGATTCAAATGACGTGTTTAACAAGACTAATATAGAACTAAATAAACAAGGTAAAACTTTGATAGACTGGTAAAATTTCCTTAAATTTGTAAACTAGATAATAAACATAAATGACTAATAATCAACACAATAGGCTTGATAATGACATAGTTAAGTTTAAACAAACTATGCTCACGCAGTATGGAATTGAGATCATTGTATTTCAAAAATTAAATGGAGAAGGAGAGTATAGGCCAACACTTCAGCAAATACATAAAGCTTGTATAACTACTATGCATATGCTTTATCCTGAACTAGAAAATATCAAAAAACTTTCTGTATTAAACAGGACTAAAGATTTGGTAATGTTTAGAAAAATTTACTGTCATATAGGTCATAGTATGAGATATACTTGTTACGCTGTAGGTAAATATATTGAACGTGATCATTCAAGTGTAGTGCACAGTAAAAAAAGCGTTGATGATATGCTTTATATAAAAGATAAAAGTTATATAAATGCATTTGATAAAGTTAATAAACTAATAAATACATATGTGGGAACTATTCCAAATAATACAGAAAAACAAACTTAGTCCAAATCAGGCAGCTATATTATTTGGTATGAAACTAAAAATAGCTTTACCTAAGATTTTAGAAGATGACAAAAAAGCATTAGTTGATAATGGTTATGTTACATTTGATAATGAGACATATAAATTAACAGCAGATGCAAAAGTCTTTATAGCACACTTAGATAATTATTTTATAAAAGCAAAAAAGAAAACTAATATCCAACTAATGGGTAAAGATTTTGCTGAAAAAATAAATACCTATAGGGAAATATTCCCAAACCAAAGATTACCAAGTGGTAAACCTGCAAGAGTCAATGTAAAAATGCTATCAAGTTCTTTTAGATGGTTGTTTGAAACGTATGATTATACATGGGATCAAGTATTTGAAGCTACAAGAATGTACGTAAATGAATACAGAGATGCAGAGTACATGTATATGCAGACAAGTCAATATTTTATATGTAAGCAAGATAAGCATAAAGTTAAATCTTCTACATTAGCTGATTATTGTGATATGATTAGAGATGGTATTGATACAGAACAACAAACATTTAAAGAAAAAGTAGTATGACAGTAGAACAACAAGCAGAAGTATTAAATAAATTAAACCTTATACTTGAAGATTTTCAAATGCTTAGAGATGGTGAATGGGAACCAGACACTAAATCATGCAATTCAAGCATAGATAATGTAACAAGTATTATATATACAATAGAGAATGGCTAAATCAACAGAAGGATGGGTGGGGCAATATGCTGCATTCAATGAAGCATTAAAATACATGCAAGGCAGACAAAATGGGACTGAAAAGTCTATATATACACCGTGGCCTAAATTTAATGATGCTGCTACTGATGGTTTAGAATGGAACACCTTAACAGTAATAGGTGGAAGACCTGGTTCAGGTAAAACACTTATTAAAGATCAGATTATAAGAGAATCTTTTGCATTAAACCCTGAAGATAATTTTAGAGTATTAGAATTTCAGTTTGAGATGGTGGGTAGAACTTCAGCTATTAGAGAATTTAGTTCTATTACTGGTAAAACATATAAAGAATTATGTAGTGCTGGTAGTATACTTACTTCTGATGTGTTAAACACATGTCATCAGTATGCTAAGGAAAGAGTTAAACACCCAGTAGATATAGTTTCAACACCAATGACTGTAAACCAAATGCGTGAGCAAATTGACATGTATATGAATATGCATAAGGGTAAAAAAACTATTATCACATTGGATCATACCATGCTTGTAAAAAGAGCACCCTATCAAAATAGTACATTAGATATGTTATTTGAATTAGGTGAATTTTTTACACAGTGTAAAAGGGATTATCCATGTTTGTTTATTGCATTATCACAACTTAATAGAAATATTGATAATCCTGATAGAGCAATTGATGGTAAGTATGGTAATTATATTCTTGAGTCAGATATATTTGGTTCAGACGCAATGCTTCAGCATGCAGATATGCTTATTGGTATAAACCGTCCTGCTAAACAAAAGATTAGGTATTATGGACCAGATAGATATATTATAGAAAATGATAGAACTTTGGTATTACACTTTTTAAAGGCAAGAAATGGTGATGCAAGAATGAGTTTCTTTAAAGCAAAGTTTGAACAAATGCAAATTGAGGAAATGCAAACTCCTGGTCAACAAGAACGCAGATAACAAAATTAAAAAATAAAAAAATGGGAATAACACCAGAACAACGTAAACAAAAAGTAAATAAATTAAAAGAAGAGCATGAAGATTACTTTCAAACTATTGGTAATATTAATGCACTGTTTATACCTAAAATGGCATATAGACCACCGGGTAAAGATGACTTACATGTAAGTTTCTTTCCTAGTGAAATGGAAAAGGGTCAAGATATTTATACAGAATTTGTAAGTATAAACTATGACTCAGAAGATCCTAAAAGAACCTTGTACTTTTTAAAATTTAATCCACATTGGAAAGAAGAATATGAAATGATTACAAGTAACTCAGGTTTTCAAAGACATTTAGTTCCTGCAAGTGAACTAAAGGTTATTAATGATGTAACAAGTAGAGGAAAATTAGATCTTGACTTTGCAGAGTTACCTAACCCAGATGATAAACCATCTAATAATGATGAAAATCTAATAGCAGGTAAGTTAAATGAGATAAACAATTCACTTCAACAATTAATTAAAATATTAAAAAAGTAAACAATGGCAAACAGCATATTAATAATAGCAGATTCAGGTACAGGTAAATCAACATCTATTAGACACTTGGATCCTGATGAAACATTTATAATTAACATTGCAAACAAACCACTACCTTTCAAAGGTTGGAAATCTAATTATACAGCAATCAATAAAGAAAATCCAAAAGGTAACTTAGCCTCTTCTTCATCAGCAGCTGGAATAATGAAAGCAATTACACATGTAGATCAAAAAATGCCAAAAATCAAAACGTTAGTTATTGATGATTGGCAGTATATGAGTTCTTTTGAATACTTTGATAGAGCTAATGAAAAGGGTTATGATAAATTCACTCAGATTGCAGCAAACTTAGCTACAGTAGCTAAAATGCCTAAAGATTTGAGAGATGACTTAACTGTAATATTTTTAACTCATTCAGAGGATTCAACTGATATTAATGGTAATAGAAAAATTAAAGCAAAAACCATTGGTAAAATGATAGACAACACACTAACTTTGGAAGGTCTGTTTTCTATAGTTCTATTTGGAAAGGTAAATAAAAATGATGATGGTGAACTTGAATATGGTTTTGAAACTCAAAACAATGGAGAGAACACATGTAAATCACCACAAGGTATGTTTGAAGACTTCTTCATCCCAAACAACCTGCAGTATGTAAAAGACTGTATTAAAAAATATGAAGAGTAATTTATTAAAAACTAATAATTAAAAAGTAAAAATTATGTTTAACACACAAGGAATGACTGCCGGATCAGGCAAAGAAAAACCAGTTATTGGAACAGGTAACCAAAAAGTAAAGATTAATTCTGTTACTTTTGATCAAACTCCATATGATGCAAATGCATATAATATTACATTGCATGTAGAAAGTGAGCCTATGACAGGTGAATTTCAAGGATTTTTAGTAGATCAAAACAATCCTGATGGACCACGTTATTCAGGTCAAGTAGGTAGAGTAAGGTTTAGCCCTTATGCATATAAAGATACTATTCTTCCTAATGGTAATGAAATTAGCCGTGACAATGAAGTTATGAAAGCTATGGTATTCTTGGCTGAAACTCTAAACAAAAGAGCGGATCTAGATAAGATTAATGCAAACACAATTGAGGAATTTATGAGTGCATGTAATGGTATTTTTTCTAATTCAGGTTTTGTAAACGTATGTCTTGCAGCACGTGAATGGGAAAACAAAGAAGGTTATATTAACAATGATTTGTTTCTACCAAAAATGAGTAAAGGTAATGTACCAATAGAAGCACTTGATGTTGAGTCATCTAAATTGATTACATTTGATCCTAACAATCCTCTTCACTTAAGAAAAGTTGTTAAAACAGAAGCTCCGGCAACAACAAGCTTTGAGCCAACAACCTCATCAGCAAGTGACTTTGATTTGTAGTCAAAAATTAACCTAAAATTAGAGGGGGTGTAATGCCCCCTTTTTTTTTCAATTTGATTAATATGTTTAACACTAAAAATTTAGTATTAGAAATAGATGATATACCAAGTTATTGGGTGTTTCAATATTATTTAAATTTATCAGAAACCTTAACAGGACAGGACGTAAAAATACATTCAGTATTTAATCCTAATGAGAAAACACCAAGCTTTTGTGTTTATGTTGACCCAAGAATAAGTCAATATAAATTTAAAGACTTCTCAACTGGTAATAATGGTAATAAAGTTGATTTAGTAAAACTTATGTTTAACATTGGTTACACCAAAGCCGTGATGAAGATTATATCTGACTATAATATATACGTCAAGCAGAATGGTAAAGCCAATATTGAATTTAAACCTGTATCTAAATGGGAAGTGGATTTTATAAAACATAGACCCTGGAATCAACTAGATGCAGATTACTGGTTATCTTATAGAATAGGTATGTCTATGTTAGATTTATATAATGTTAAGCCAATTCAGTATTATAATCTTATAAAGCAAGAAGATGGCCACATTAATACATTAAAGATAGAGGCACCAAGAGTTTATGGATACTTTAATAAACATGGAGAGGTATATAAAATATATCAACCTAAAAGTAAACATAGATTTCATAAAGTTGATACTTATCTTCAGGGACTAGATCAATTAAAATATGAGAAACCTTATTTAGTAATATGTTCATCATTAAAAGATGCAATGTGTTTAAAAAGTATGGGTTATAACGTTGAAGTTATAGCACCAGACTCAGAGAATACTATAATAAAACCTCACATTATACAAAACTTTAAAAAAAAGTATAAAAAGGTTATTACATTATTTGATAATGATGAAGCAGGTTTTAAAGCAATTGAAAGATATGCAAGTGCATATAATATTCAAGGATGTGCACTATCTATATGTAAAGACATATCAGATGCTATGGAAAAACATGGCTTTGATAAGTTACATGAAGTATTAAAACCATTACTAAAACAAACACTTAATAAATGATATGAAAAAACCAAAAAAATGGTGGATACCAGGTTCTGTACCTTCCAGTAAAAATGGAAGAAGATGGACAGGTAAATACTTTATAGCTAGTAAGACAGTAGTTAACTATAGAAAGCTTACTAAAGAATACTATGAAAAGTATGCTGAAGAGTTTAAAACAGAATTATCTAAATGTACTTTACCGGCTAAGATATCTTTTACATTTGTAAGGGGTACTAAACATAAATTTGATTATATCAATCCTGCACAGACAGTACAAGATGATATGGTCAAAGCAGGTTGGATTGAGGATGATAATGCAGAATTTATTCTTCCCGTATTTGTTCAATATACATATGATAAAAAAAATCCCGGAGTATGGATAGAAATATTAACTGATGAATGTAATAAAGAAAAATGATTTCTTTAATATTTTAAGATTACTTAATGGTCTGCCAGTTGATTATGATTTGGGAATGCATTGTTATAATAGTTTAGAGTTATGTGATAAACATATAACTGATAAGCTATTTGCTAAAGCTTTACATTATGATGCAAGAAAATTGTTTTTAAAAAGCAGAAATATTAAATATCCTATAGGTTCTCTTACAATAGAATGTATACTTAATGACATTAGTTATACAAATAATAAAGAAACTTATAAAAAAATATTAGATAAAATTATATAATTATGATGAACATACAAGATGTAGTTGCACGGACAACTAAAAGTTTAATATTTGAAGAGCCCTTTTACGGGCTTTTTTTAATTGGTATAAATAAACAATACAGTGATAAAATACCTACAGCAGGTGTTAGTAAACACGGTATTGGAATGCAGTTAACAATCAATCCTGATTTTTACTTTAACTTAAGTGAAGATCATAGATATGGTTTGGTAAAGCATGAACTATTACACATTGCATTTGGGCACTTGGTAATGAGAGATCTATATTCTAATCATAAGTTATTTAATATAGCTGCTGATTTAGAAATTAACCAGTACATACTGGAAAGTAAATTACCTGAAGGTGGTTTATTACTCTCAAGTTTTCCTGAATTAAATCTTCCTAGAAAAGCAGGTACAAAAGAATATTATAGACTTTTGGAACAAGCACAACAAGATGGAAGTTCTCCTTCATTAGATAATCTAATGGATCAAATGGATGGTGGATCTCAATATTGTCATGACACATGGAATGATTTTGATGATTTATCTGAAGCAGATAAAAAGCTTGTACAAAAGCAAGTAGATCATCAGCTTAAGGAAGCAACACAAGAAACTCTTAAAAAACAAGGTAGTGTACCTGGAGAGTTGGCAGAACTAATTCATAAATTAATGCATATTGAACCTCCAAAGTTTAATTGGAAAGCATATTTAAGAAGATTTGTAGGCAATTCAAGTATAGTTTACACTAAAAAGATGAGACGTAAGTATAATAAACGTTATTCTGAGAATCCAGGTTTAAAGATAAAGTTTAAGAATCATATACTTGTTGGTGTTGATACATCAGGATCTGTAAATACTGAAGAATTAAAAGAATTTTTCTCTGAGTTAGCTCATATGCATAAGACTGGTCATAAAATTACAGTTGCACAATGTGATACTAAACTTAATAGTGTAAAAGAGTTCAATCCTAAAAAAGATTGGGAAATACATGGTCGTGGTGGGACAAGCTTCCAACCAGTAATTGATCACTATAATGAAAAGAAAGGGTTATACACAGCTCTTATATATTTAACAGATGGTGAAGCTTATTCTCCTGATAACTGTCCAAAAAACACTTTATGGGTGCATAGCAGTATATCAGAAATAAATGATGAATTGCCAGGACAAAAAATAAAATTAAATTAAATAAAAAAGTAAAAAATGGGTCAAGTAAATTTAAATGCTACAGAACTAAAAGGATTTGTAAACCACATAATTAAAAACAATAGATTCTTACAAAAAGAAGGTAAGCAATCTGTATCTGTTGAGGTAGTTGGTGAATCTGGTATTGGTAAAACATCAACCATTGTTGAATTAGCTAAAGAGAATGATTTAAACTTTGTTAAGTTAAACTTAGCACAGATAGAAGAGTTGGGTGACTTGGTTGGTTTTCCAGTTCGGCAATTTCAAATGTATAAAGAGACAAAAGTTTCAGAAAATAATAATGACATATCTTATACTGCTGCACAAAGAGCTGCTGCATCATCAACTTTGGCAAAAATGCCTGTAACAAAAACTAAAAAGGTTGGTTTATGGGTTGATGAACTTGCCGTAAAAGAGTATCTAAAAAATGGATACAAAATGACAGGTAAGAACAGAATGTCTTATTGTCCACCAGAATGGATTGCTGATAAAAAATCAGGTGGTATCTTATTACTAGATGACTGGAACCGTGCTGATGTACGTTTTATTCAAGCTTGTATGGAATTGATTGACAGACAGTCTTATATTTCATGGACACTACCACAGGATTGGCATATTATATTAACAGCTAACCCGGATAACGGAGACTATATGGTTAACAGTGTAGATAGTGCACAGAAAACCAGATATGTAACTGCTAATCTTAAGTTTGATGTTAATGTATGGGCTCAATGGGCAGAAGAAGCAGGTGTAGATTCTAGATGTATTAACTTTTTGTTATTGAATCCTGAGTTAGTAACTCAAGAAACAAATGCAAGATCTATTACTACATTCTTTAATGCTATATCAAGCTTTGATAATTTTGAAGATAACCTCAGCATGATTCAAATGATTGGTGAGGGTAGTGTAGGTGATGCTTTTGCATCAATGTTCACAACCTTCATTAATAATAAACTTGATAAGCTTGTAACTCCAAAAGATTTGTTGACACATGATAATCAGCAATATATTCTTGGTGAGCTTAGAAGTTGTATTGGTAAAGATGATAATTACCGTGCAGATATTGCATCTACATTAGCTACACGTCTGGCAAACTATGCTGTTGTGTATTCTAAAGAAAATACTGTAAGTCAAAAGAATACAGATAGACTAAAGGCACTATGTACTGAAGACTATTTTACTAATGACTTAAAGTATTTGATTGTAAGATCAATATTTAGTGGTAATAAGCAAAAGTTTAATAAATTAATGATGATCCCTGAGATTGTCAAAATGACAATGAAATAAAATGGCAAATAAATCAGTATATCAAGATTTTGATGCTGATGCTTTAGCTTACTTTGCATTGGAGAGTGACACCGTTTATGGTGTCCTCTCTAATACAGAGTGTAATAAAGTATTATGCACACAAGATCGGACAACGTATGAAAAAATACACAGTATATTAACGGTCCCTACAGAAGATGACCAAACTTTTAGAACCAAAAAGAAAGCTTTTATATTACCTAAGTGTAATGTATCACAAGATAGATTAAAAGCTGCTCTTAAAGAGCATGGTATAACTGTAACAAATGATTATGAATTAGCAGATTTAATTGTAGGTCATGATGACATTACTACTCATACATTACAGAATGCGGAAAATATCCCATCTACAATAATGATGAATAAGATATGGAATTATGAAACTACAATAGGAGATGCAACAAAAACGGGTGTTCTTAAAAAAGTATCAGATTCTGGTTTAGAGTGTATTATTACACCTAAGATTACAGAGAGAGTAAGATATTATGATATAGATATAAAAGATAGTCTATATGATAACTGGATGATTACTGGTATGGCTATAAATTTAGCGCATATAATTGATACCACAAACGTTAGTGTTATTGATCCTGAAACTGTGTTGCATGCATCTGCTACTAAAATGACTCTTGATGAAGAGCTTTTTAATGATTTAAAAGCACAATTGAATGCTTATGGTGATGATAAGGCTTTAGCTCTTAAAATTATTCCTACTATTGATTATAAGAAAAACTATCATTTATTATGGCAGTTTGCTCAAGACTGTAGTAGTATAACATATGCAGACAATAGAGATAAAGATTTGCAATATTGGTTGGAAGCATCAAACTTTAATGATTTTACCCATAAAAGTGCACAAGACATGATACTATGGTTAGAGAATCAGGATAAGCTTGATAAAATAACATTTAGATATCTTGAACCTATAGTAAGGAAAGAAATAAGCATTCATAATAGAGATCTTTATACTTTTAAAGTAGCTGTAAAAAAAGAATATCAAAAATATTTAAAAAATGACTAAAAAAATATATAATTTTAATTTAAACAGAGAAGATAATAATATAGTTAACAATAATATTCAACTAACATCTGAAGCATTTGATATGCAACTAACAGATGAGCTTTATGTTGGAAGTAGTGATAACTATCATTTATCACCTGATGATCTTGCAAATTTTGGGTTACATAACATAGTTACTGGCAAACAGAAACCATCTGTTATTAACTTACAAGATGTAAAGATTTATAGATATCCTAAATTAAACTTACCAAGACAAAAGTTTGATTTGTTGAAGGAAAGATTTGATTGTAAAATTACTAGAGATAGTGCTAAAGCAGACATACATGTAGTATCATACAAGTTTTTAGAATCTATATTTACATACAATTGGTCTAGTAATAGATTTTTAGAGTACAAAGACTTTGTTAAAGCGTGCATAATAGCAAAAGATAAAGGCATGTTTACTGATGAAGCTCTTAATCAACTTAGAGAAAAATTATCTGAGATGGATCAAAACTCAATTGTTGCATTTACTCAATCTTATTATCATAATAATAATAATCTTCAATTATGGAAAGATGAATTTTTTAAGATTACAGAAACTTTTCATAAAGCAGCAAATCTAGGATCTAGAGTAGTTCTAATTGAAAAGAAAAACGTTGTTCATTATAATAAAGTTATTAATTCTGTAGCTACTGTTGTATTTGATACAGCAATAACAGAAATAATTGATGAAGATTTAGCAGTTATTGAAGATGATCAATATGATACCATAGAACAGATGATTACAAGTAGTGATATAGAAAATAGAACATTAGCTGTTGAAATGCTAGCTAATTGTAATATAGAAAAATCATTTAATGTGGTATCTGGTTTGTATTGGTGGCATTATGATTGGATGAAAGCTACTAATAATTGGAATACAGTAAATGTAAAAGCTATGAGATCACGTTTGAAATCATATGAAGGTGGTCATGGTACTGATAATGTTTATTCTTACAATAGATACATTATGGCCTTGACAGAAGATAGAAAATTGACTAAATTTGCTGTTGACAAAACTAGATTATTGTTTCTTAACAAGTGCCTACGTGCAATGGTTGGACCAGGAGCTGATGTATTTAAAGTTGATTTAGAACATCTTGTATTAAAAGAAAAATATAATAACTCAATAAATGAATAGAAACATTGAAAAAGAAGAGCAGTTTTACTCAAATGATAAGTTTAAGTTTAGCTACTCTTCTTTAAATAAACTTTTATTTTCACCATCCTTATTTTATAAGGACTATATTTTAAATGACCGTGAGGTTAGAACAGATAAACACTTAATAGAAGGCAAGCTTGTACATTGTTTAGTATTTGAACCTGAAAATGTTGATAGCAAGTTTAGTATAACACCGGGTAAAGCACCAACAGATAGTGTTAGAAAAGTACTAAAAAACATGTCTTTATATACTGATGCAAAAAAGTTATTTGATGTTCCATCTGAAATAGTATTGGATTCACTCAAAGAAATGAATTTGTATCAGACTCTTAAGACAGATGAGCAACGTATTGTTAAGATTATAAAAGATGAGTTTGAACCTTACTGGGAATTCTTATCTAATAGTAACGTTGATGTTGTTGATCAAGATACTTTATTAAAGTGTACAGAGCAGGCAGAGTATATTAAAGCTAACAGTGATGTTATGGCAATCTTTGAAGAAGTCTCAACAGACTTTGATTTAGACCCAATAGAAACTTATGCAGAGAAATACTTAAGCTGCACACTATCTAAAATGCCTTTTGGTTTACATGGTTACATAGATTATTATAAAGTTAATCATGATGACAAAGTTATAACTATATGTGATCTTAAAACTACAGGAAAAACAATAGCTGATTTTAATGATACAGTAGAGTTTTATAATTACTGGCTTCAAGCCGCTATCTATAGTAAACTTGTTTATGAAGATGTAAGTAAATCAGTTGATAATGTAGATGAGTATAAAATTGAATTTAAGTTTGTTGTTATAGATAAATATAACCAAGTTTATACTTTTGAAGTTTTAGATACTACACTTAACAAATGGGCGCAAGCATTAAGTAATGTAATAATGGCAGCAGAATATCATTACAATGAAAGAAATTATACTTTACCTTACAATTTCTTAGTTGAAAAAGTTAGATTATAGTATGGGTATTGTGTATACAGACTATTTTCAGAAGAGTAGGGTCTTTCTTTATCCTTTATTGGAGTTAAAGAAAGGATTAGCATATGTTCCAAAGCAAACTTATATAGCTATGGATAATGTGCACTCTTTTGATGATTACAAATTTCTTTGTGAATACAAAGTTAAAATGTGTAGTTCATTTGATAAATTCTGTAATAGATACATAAGAAACCATCCTAAATTTGATGAGTATATAGACCTGGGAAATAATAAACATTTATTTGTTTTTGATTTCTCAGGCTATAAAAGTGACTTTAATAAATTTATAAAAGGAAAATATTCTCAATTTAGTTTAAATTCTAAAGTAATAATTATAGATTTTTTTAGTGATTCTAAATCTTCAGACTTTGTTGAAGCATTTTTATCACCAGAAGGATTCCATGAATTTTATGCAGATGAGCTAGATGTTGAGGTAGAACTTTTAGAAGATGTGTTTGAATTATGCAGCCCGCCAGACTTAATAAAAGAAACAGTTATTAATAAAAATGGTGCATTTCTTTCTTTATTAAAAGAATGTGATGTATATTTGCCTAAATAAAAAAAAATCAATATGTCAAAAATTGGACAAAATATGATGTTAGTAGGTTCTAGTTTTAGAAATGCTAAATCATTTACAATGATTCCGGTCAGTAATGACTCACCTTATACAGAAGCTATGTTTGACCCTACGTCAGGCATTTTAGCAGTCATCAGTAAAGTAATGAAACAATCTTACCATATGGTACCTAAATTGGATGATGATGGAAACCCTATGAGATTGAAAGCTCCTAATAAACAAACAGGAAAAACAGTAAAAGAAGAAAGAAGGTTAGTTGATACTTTTTCTGAATTTTATTTATCAGATAAAAAAGATATTGAAGACTTCATTAATATTTTTGCAATCAATGCATCTTCTTATGATTATCAACAATTTTTTGTAGATGTTGAAGAAACAAAAGTTTCTAAAATTATTATGCCTGGTCAATAGCCTCTTATAACTCTATTGATTATAAAAAGAAAAGCTCATTGATTTGGGCTTTTTTTGGCTCTAATATATTTATATGGCTAAATTAACAGATGAAGAAATAATGGATGTAAACATCCTATTTGCTATGACTAAGTGCATGGGTGAACTTGCACATGGGTTACAGTATATACATACACAACAAGTTAAACAGAAGATTAAACAAGTAATCAAGACTGTTAACTTATATGAAAGAGAGATTGATAAAAAGTTAGAGCGTGAGGGATCTCCTGAAGCAGTAGAAAGCATCTATGATAGTATTATGGATTTAATATTAGAAGCTAAAGTAGTAGCACTTAAAAATTATAAAGATGGAAACACTGTTACAAATGAGGGAGAGAATAATGACTTTAGCTCTCAAAAAGCATAAAACTGTAAGAGGTGCCGCTAAAGCTTTAGGTATTAATGAAAGAACTCTACACACATTTAAAGATAAACTTAAAGAAAAAAAACAATGAAGCATTGGGTAATGGATTATGAAACACTTTATGATTGTTTTACTGGTGTTTTTGAAAATTATAAAACTACAGAAACTAAGATATTTGTAATATCACGGTTAAGAAATGATCAGTCAGAATTTATAAGCTTTTTAGAAGACAACATTATAAACAAAGAGTGGCATATATCCTATAATGGATTAGCATTTGATGCGCAAGTAACTCACTATATATTAGATAATGTTAGCAAATGGAAAGATGAAGAAGGTTTAGATCTTGATGGTCATTTAGTTGCTAATATTATTTATAAGTATGCACAAAGATGTATACAGAAATCAAATAACAAAGAGTTTAGTGATTATCCACAATGGAAGATGAGAATAGGTCAAATAGATTTATTTAAAATGCACCATTGGGACAATCCGGCTAAACGTTCTAGTCTTAAATGGATTCAGTATAGTATGGATTGGCAAAATATATTAGATATGCCTATTCATCATGAAACTGAAATCAGAAGTCATAAGGATCTAGACACTATACTTGAATATTGTATTAATGATGTTAAGTCTACAAAAGAAATCTATAACAGATCAAGATCTCAAGTAGCTTTAAGAAAAGAGTTGACAGGTACATACAACATTAATATGTTTAGTGCCTCAGAGCCTAGGATTAGCAAAGAGATATTTGGTTATTATTTATCTAGAAACTTAAATATACCTAAAAGAGATCTTAAACAGATGAGAACTTATAGGGATACAATTAAGATTAAGGATATTATATTACCATACATCTCTTTTTCATCTCAAGAGTTTAAAGTGTTGTTTGATAGATTTGCTTCATTAGAAGTTAACGCATGTAGTCTTAAAGGTAGTTTTAAATACAACATAAACTATAAAGGTGTTAATACACACTTTGGTTTAGGTGGTGTTCATGGTGCTATAAAGAAAGGTGTTTATGAACCAGATGATGATATGATGATTATGTCTTCTGATGTAACATCTTTTTATCCAAACTTGGCTATTAAGAACAAGTGGTCTCCGGGTCATTTTCCTAAAGAAGAATTCTGTAATCAATATGAATGGTTCTTTGAAGAGCGTAAGAAGATTCCTAAGAGCAATCCAATGAACTATGTATATAAGATTATACTTAATTCTACTTTTGGTCTTAGCAATGATGAAAACAGCTTCTTTTATGATCCTGAATTATGTATGAGAATAACAATTAACGGTCAACTATCCCTAATGATGCTTTATGAGCAAATTATGGAACGTATACCGGGTGCTGTTGCTTTATTACAAAACACTGATGGTGTAGAAACTATAATACCAAAGGCTTTTTATGATGAATACATGCTTATATGTAAAGAATGGGAAGAAAAAACCAATCTAAATTTAGAGCATGATGAATATCAGAAGATGGTTATTGGTGATGTTAACAACTACATTGGTATCAATAAGTGGGTTGATGTAGATATATCTACTTGGAGAAAACTAAAAACTGATAATCCTCATTACTTATTTAAAGTAGAGAATGATAAGTTTAGTTTTGCTCCAGTAAAACTTAAAGGTAGATTTGATTTTCATAACCTACAGTTGCATAAGAATAAATCTAAACTTGTTATACCAAAAGCAATCTATCATTACTTTGTTCATGATACGTTACCTCAAGATTATATAGATACTAATAAAAACATATTAGATTATTGTATTGGTGGAAAGTCTAAAGGTGATTGGCAACAAGTTGCTAGACAAATAAAGAATGGTATATTTGATGAAGAAAAATTACAAAAGATTAATAGATATTTTATATCTAAATCCGGTGTAAAGATTCTTAAAGTTAACAAAAAAGATAACAGGGAGATACAGTTAGAAGCTGGTAAATGGTTGCAAACAATATTTAATGATATGCAATTAGAACCTAAGTGGGATAACTATGATATTGATAAAAAATATTATCTTGAAGCTATAGAGCAAGAGATTAATAATATTATTGATGTTGCTCCAAATCAATTAACATTATTCTAATGGCAAAAACAAATATAACAAAGAGACCACCTAAAGGGTCTATCAGATTTAGTATTACATTATCAGAAGAACAAAAGGTTGCAAAAGAACAAATACTTAAACATCCTTTTAGTTTTATACATGGGAACGCAGGTAGTGGTAAAACACTGCTTGCCGTTCAAATAGCACTAGATCAATTTTTTAAGAGACAGTATAACAAAATTATTATTACTAGGCCAACTGTGGCAACAGAAGATAATGGTTTTTTACCTGGCTCTGAAAAAGAAAAGATGGAACCTTGGTTGGTACCTATAAAATCTAATATGCGTAAGGTCTACAATAAACCTGAGTTATTAGAAAAGCTTGAAACTGAAGAACAAATAGAGTTGGTTTCATTATCTCATTTTAGAGGAAGAACATTTGATCACTCTGTTGTTATTGTAGATGAGTTTCAGAACTTAACACGTTCTCAGTTTTCAATGGCTTTAAGTAGACTAGGTAAAGATTCAATGATGATTTTCTGTGGTGATAATCAACAGATAGATTTGAAAGACAAAAATTACTCTGCAATCAATGAAGTTGCTAAGATTACTAGTTCTCTTCATGTATATAAAGTTGTACTGGAGGATAACCACCGTCATGAATCATTAACAGAAGTATTAGAATTATTAAAAAACAATTAAACAATATGGATTATTTTGAATTAGAATGCGCAGTAGAAAACTGGGCTATGGAAAAGGGTATTCTTGCTAAAGCTACACCAATGGCCCAGGCATTGAAGACATTAGAAGAAACAACTGAGCTTTGCACGGCCATCAATGTTAAAGACCGTGAAGAGATTATTGATGCTATGGGTGATATTATGGTTACCTTGATTATTCAAGCTAAAATGCAAAACATTAGTTTGGAACAATGTCTAGAAAGTGCTTACAATGTAATTTCAAAACGTACAGGGCGGATGATTAATGGTCAATTTGTTAAAGACATTTGATATGGAATTACATGAAGTACCTAGAAACTCAAGAATTAAAGTCATTGGTGATGTTAAAGTACCACCAGGAGCTCCTCAAATTAAAGCTGGAGATGAATTGAACTTTAGAAGTATTGATGGAATGTATTCTTATTGTACAACAGATACAGGAGAAGTAGTACACTTAGTTGCCTGGGCTGAAGTAGAAATAGTGAATGATTAAAGTCCAGAAAACCAAAACTTTAGTTACCAAAACAAATAACAATAGCAGTAATTGCATAGCTCCAAATATTATATATGGATGTTTTGGAGGTTGTGTTGATACTTATTGTTATATGTCTAGATACAATGGTAAAAGAGTTTTTGTAAACAAGAACGTTGATGAGATTTATGAGTCTGTTGTTGAATGGGAAAAAGAATTTACTAAAATCCCTGATCAACAAGACCCTATATATACTATGGTAGATATTGCCTGCAATTCAGACTTAGTACTGATGCAGAAACATATGCCTGAACCTTTGATTGATTATCTTAAAAGGTTTGATGATCACCCACAACTTAACAGTACTATGGCCACTAAGTATCCGGGGTTGTTAAAGTTAGATGTAAATCACTTTAATAAACCACCACGGGTACGTGTTAGTCTTATGCCTCAAAAGTATTCTGATGTACTTGAACCCAAGATGTCAAGTATCTTGAGCCGTATACATGACATTAACCGTCTCAAAGACTTAGGATGGGAAGTACATTGTAACTACAGCCCACTAATATTTTATCCCGGATGGAAAGAAGAGTATAATAATCTTTTTTCTATGGTTAAAGATATTGCTGGTGAAAACAAATGTGAAGTCATTGCTTTAACTAATCACGTTAAACAAATGATTAAAGCCAAACCAGAAGCAAGAGAGTTGATGAGAAGATCTTATGAAATTAAGAATCAATCAGGAGTTATGAGATATCCTTTAGAACATAAAGGAAGATTGTTATCTGAATTTAAAGAAATTTACTCAAAGTATTTTTCTATAAAAACAATCAGATATATATTTTAATTGGTTATCCCATATAAAATACTTATATTTACACCTTAAAAGTTTAAACTATGCGTTATAAAAGAGCAGTAGAAACAACACAAAATTATTTAGAAAGTCAACCTTTACCTAAACATGGTAAGAGTTATACAGTCATATCACATAAACAAGTGATAGATGACACAAAAAATTTATTGAAGAATAGTGGATTTACTATTCGTAAAGAATTATATAGAGCAAACATGAATGCCAATGTAGCACAAGGCATATATCATATCTATCCTTCTCAGACTACTGATGAAGATATCTCTAAAGAAAGAGAATTAGGGATGATGTTTGCCTGGACAAACTCTTATGATAAGAGTACAAGATTTCAGTGTGCAATTGGTGCGTATGTTATGGTATGTAACAATGGTATGGTGGCTGGAGATATGATGAACTTTAAAAGGAAGCATACAGGGTCCGCAGGGCATGATATTAAAATGCAACTGAGTAATCAGATTAAGAATGGTGAAGTTCATTATTCACGTATTCTTAAAGATAGAGATGCATTAAAGTCTACATTGTTAAGTAAAACAGAGCAAGCAGCTTTAGTTGGTAGACTATTTATAGATGAAGAAATTATAACTTCTTCACAAGTATCTATTATTAAAAAAGAGATTAATAAACCCTCTTATGATTACTTAACAGATAATAACAATGCTTGGAGTTTTTATAATCATGTAACACATGCATTAAAATTATCTACACCAAGAGATTGGTTACAAGATTCTCAGAACTTTCATGATTTTATGATGTCTGACATTGTAAATAATCAAACAACTAATACTGAAAAATGGGAGCTAGTTGGCATCAATGGAGAAACAATTGAAATTGATGAAGAACTAGAAAAACAAAGCATTATAATTGATGAATGCATTTTGTAATAGCAATATTATTAGCTTGTTTTTGTTTTTACATTAGTAGTAAAAGTGAAGACTATTAATTATAGAAGGCCAACCAACTAAGAGATTTTTCTCTTAGGCCTTCTATTTTTATATATAACTATGAAAGAAGACCACAAAGAAGAAGCTGAAAGAATATATAATAGAATGGGGTCTATAGATGGTAGAAAGCATCTAGAGATGATAATAGGTTTTGTTAGTGGAATGAATTCAGTTAAATTAGTAGACTATTGGAATATAGTTGATAAACATTTTAAAAATTATGAAAAATAAATTTAATTGGATGGCTATTGCTACCTGGTCAATAATATTAAGTA